GCGATATTCTGCAGACTTAAGTGGAAGCTAGTACCGAAACAAATCCCGCTTGATATTTATGAGCAAGCAAGAGATTGGAAGACATACTATAATACAATGGCTGGCAAAGGCACTGAAGAGCACTTCATAGAGGCGGTAAGACATTATCGTCACAAAAAGAAAAAAGATGAAGAGTTAAGATTAAATACTCAAAAAAGATGGCACGATAGACATCAAGTTGAGTCGCAGTCCAGAGAGAATCCTGGTCCAATAAAAAGATTATTAAGATGTTTTAGCGGAAGATTGTCTTAATAAAGATACAGTCTTTTAATCGTAATTATAGTGATAATACAAAAAGGAAGCTTCTTTGTCTATCATATAAGACTAGGGGGGAGGTTGGTGAGTTCAAAACGGTTGCTGGTAACAGAGTAGTTTATAAAGATGAGATTTCTATGTATGGAGGTCACAAGTTTAATGCAGGTATGGCTCCTAATGTTATACATAGCATTGATGGGTATATAGTTAGACAGCTAAGAAGAAAGTTTCATGACTTCCTAGCTACTATCCATGATGCCTATGGGTGTCACTATAACTTCGTAGATGACCTTATTAGTCTATGGAAAGACGAAATGATATTCTTACTAGATTCAAATATCTTAGATGATATCATGTCTCAAATTGCTAATGGTAGAAAATACAAGAAAGTAAACAAAGTTGGTACGCTTAGTGCTAGACATATTATAGAGAGCCAGTACGGTCTCTCTTAATAGGAGATTATTATGAAGAAAGACAATATAAAAATGGTTGAGCACGATGGTGTTTATGTTGAAGATACAATTAAAATTAAAGGAATTAAAATGTTAAGAAAAATAAAAGAATTATGGAATAGTGCAGTTAATACTGTTAAGAAATATTGGTTTGCCGTTCTTGATGGCTTCTTGTTCGGTGCCGCTGCTGGACACCTTATAAACTCTTCTGACCCTATGTGGTTAGCTGAGTTGTCTCAAGAATTTGTTCTCTTAATAGATATCACTGCTATAACTATAGTATTTTTAGGAATATTTAGACTAGTTCATTGGTTATACAAAATCTAGAATCTATATTGTTTCAAGCTAAGTCCCGCATGTGCTAACCGAACCCTACTTATTTAACCCCTTTTCCTGAACTTAATGTCAGGCGTAGATAATTAACCGATTTTATTCGGTTTTTTTTACTGTATTCCCATATTCGCTCAGCTCTTTGAGACCACTATCTTCCGTTTACCCTCTTTTGTTCTAATTTACTTATTCGCTCAGCTCTTTGGGTAGGATATGGTTGTTACATCCCTTGATTGCTCCTTCGTCGCCTTTAGTGGAAAAACAATTCCATATTTTTAAACACTGCTAAAAGGAGATTAAATGGCAGAAATAAGAAAAACGTATGAGAGAAATGGTACTCAAGAAAGAGATAAAGACAGTCTTGACCCACAAGATATGATGATGGATGCTGTTCAGTATGCTAAGCAAGCATACTCTACTAGTATTGCTTTGCTTGATAAACTAGGTGTTCAATATGAACCTAAAATTGTTGCTAAGACTTTAGTTAGCGTAAAATACAAGCAAATAGAAGATTCTAGAAAAAGAAGAAGTGAACTTGATGATGTGTTCGCTGATTTAGAATCTTAGTAGTGGGGGGTATACCCTCTGCTGTTGTCTTAATATAGTACTGTTTTTAGTCCTTTCAGTACTATATTAAGACAATGTCTTATATAAAAAAAATAATCGGAGAATAGAAAATGAAAACTATAACTTTTAGAAATGGTGATATCAATATTGAGGTTGATGTGCACTTATTTAATGCTATGAAGAATGATACTTATTCTGATTCCTATTTTAGAATCCTTGACAATATCGTTGATGATGCTAGTGAAGATGTGGTCATCACTACTTGGGCAGATTTATTATGGTCATCTAGTAAAATAGATGCTTGTGATTTTAAAGCTTTAATGGTTAAGGTTCCTGATGAACTTCCTGTCTCTGATGAACCTAAGTCTTGTAATGGTCCTACTTGTAGTTGTTGTAATGATGATGATGATGATTTTGAATTAGATTTATCTTTAGCTGAAAATCGTTCTAGTGATATGCATGATGATATGCATGATGCTTTCGCTTATGCAATGTCTATGGCTAATGCATCTATCTTAGATAAAGATGATGCAGTATTTGTTTCACTCGATGAACTGTTTGGTGCTAAAGATAATTCTAAACATGATGTTGTTTTAGATATTGGTGTTGTTAATTCTCAAGATATTATTGAGAATAAGAACTTAAATTATGCTCAAGGGCAAATATTAAGCACTATTTGGTGTGTGAAAGGTAAAAGTTATGAAGAAACTATTAAATCTATGCAAAAAGTTATTTGGTTTGCAGAGAGAGAAATCTCAAGATGTAAAAGAAGAGAAAGAGAAGGTTGCGATGGTGAGGAGCACTATTAGTGTTTCTCCTGATTTAGAGAAATTTCTTAGAGAGCATGGGGCATACCTATCTTTTATAAAGTATGCTAGAGCAAAATTAAAGAGAAAAGGTATGGATTATTCTGAGAATAAAGTAGAGTACTTTTACTTTGAGATACTTGGTGCTTTTCCTATGTCAATGACTGAAGAAGGTGCAGATTTTTGGCTTGACCTGCATAATTCGTTCTCTAAAAAACAATAAAAGCCCTCTTAAAAAATAATCGACCCGACCCGAAAAATAATCGAGGTCGTATGATATATGGGTCGGTTGTTTTTTTCTTAAATATAGCTTAATATTGATAAGTCCTATTCCATTTTTGGGTTTTACTAATTTGCCCGTATCCTTTTTGGGTTTAGGGCTTACCAATGTTAAGTTAATAATTATACTAGGAGACCATAATGAAAGTTAAAAAGAAAGTTATGTTGTTTGAGAATTGTGATATTAATTTGTCTTATGTTCATATGTTAGAGAATGAAATTAATTCAATTTATGATTACTATAGACTAAGAAAGGAATCTATCAGTAGGCGTTCTCAAGAACTTATTGAGAATTTATGCGCTGAAAAAGCTAAGATTGAAAGAGAAATTGCCACTGAGAATAATGAGAGACTAGCTATCCTTAAAAAGTTTAAGATTAGAGTTAGCTCAGTTACTTATAAAAAAGGTAAGGAACTCAGATATATTGTTTGTGGAGAGAATTTCTTAGGCAAAGAAGTTATTGGCATTCACCTTATCATTAAAGATAAGTCTTATGATGTGTTAGTTAGGTTTTCTGATAATTCTATGTATATATTTGGCATAGGTAATGATAATATTACTAATTATGCGTGTTTATAAAAGAGATTTGTCGTTTCATGCTAGATACTTTACTGATAAAGGTGTTACACCTCAGAACCTACCTACCCCTACACTACGTTCCGGGGTCGATAGAACCATGAGGACACCATCAGTAAAGTTGTTGTGAGTTGGGATAGTAAGCTATCGCCATATATGAATAAAAGGAGAGTGAGTTATTATGACTAAAGAAGAAAGAGAAAACAGAGACCCGCGATTGCTAGAGTGGGCTGAGACTGAGTTAAAGCAAAGTGGTTGCTTCAGTATAAATCAAAACCCGTGGGCTGTAAAGCTAGTAGAGTGCCTTGATGATAATGTGCCTTTTGATATGGCATTTGCTATTGCTAATTTTACTATGGCTAGTCTAGCAGGACATTTTCAAACTAAGATGGAGCTAGCAGATGATAATCATGCTCCAACTAACTTTATTGGATTTATCTTAGCTAAGTCAGGTGCTAAAAAGACCTCATCTGTAAGGAATATGGATAAGGCTATCAAGCCTGCTCTTGACCTTATTAATGTAAAGAGAGATAGAAAAGCTGAAGCTATTGCTAAGGAATTAGATACAACCAAGAAGAGGCTAATGCCTTTAAAGAATGCATTAGGTACTGCTCCTGGATTGCTTCAGAATCTTAATTTTTTCAAAGAAGAAGGTATAGGGTGTCCCACTCTTGTAGTTGATGAAGTTGCTAATGCTTTAGCTATTAATAAGGACTTCCCAGAGAATGTTGAGGTTATTGCTCAGCTGTTTGATGATGGTGATTGTGATGTTAAAGTAATTAAAGACCAAGAAATGCAACTAGAGCCTGTATATGGCATGGGTATGAACGGACTTTTTATTGGTTCAGAGAAAGGTATTCTTCAAGACCCTGTAGTTCTTAAGAAGTTTGAATTTGAATTTATTTCTAAGTTAGCCAGAAGATGTTTCTTTATCTATCCTGTTTTTGAAGAGGATTCTATTGCAGATATCTCTGATTATAAGGAATATAGGTTTAGAAAGAAAGAATCTAAAGAGAAAAAGTCTAAGGCTCAACATGAAGTTAAAGAACGTTCAGCTAAGATTGCTGGTAACCTTATGGATAGAGACCTCGTTAGATTAAAAGTAGCTGATGAGGTTTTTGACGTATGGGAGTGCTATCAAGATTATTGTTCTGAGAAAGCTAAACTTGTTCATGAAGATTTAGAAGCTACAATGCTTGAGCAAGAACATAGACATTGGAAAGTTATGAAGCTTGCTGGTGTTTATGCATTCTGGAGAATGAGTGATACTATTGAACTTGTGGATTTCCAACAAGCTGTTTATGCTGGAGAACTTACTTCTGGTCACTTGACTAAATTTGTTGACAAGGCTCAGAGAGAACCTTATGAGTTAATGCTTGAACACTTTTTACAAGGTGGAGAAACTCTATCTGTTCACGATATGATTAAGAAGGGGTGGATTAGGAAGAAGAATAACATTCCTGACCTTATCTCTAATGCTAATTCTAAGCTTGCAGGTAAAGGTAATGTTGAGATGGTTATGGATTTAGTTAAATATCAAGAGTTTAACTTCCTTGAGAAAGACTGTATGTTTCCTATTTCATTTAAACAATTACCCCCTATGGAAGTTGAGAAGAGACTTGAAGAACTAAAAGCTTCAATGAACGATGAAGAGATTATTAGAACTGGTTATAGTCTTGCTATTCCTGGTTATGCTGATATACCTGATGAAGCTAAGCCTTACCATGTAGCTAAGAAGATGGAGAAAGACAAGAGGTCTAATCTTATTCATGATGGTTATGTTGTTAAAGAGACTAGTTGGGATAAGTTAGCCAATGTTTTATCTAATGATATGGCTTATTGTCCATTTCAGTTTATGACTCCTGCAGAAGGTGCAATTTATAGCAAGAAGCTATTCCCTAATGAACCTCCACATGGTGGGTATAGGGGTAAAGACAATATTAAATCTAAAGCAAGATTTGTAGTACTCGATATTGATGACTCAGATGTATCTATTCATGAAGTTGCTGATATGTTAGATGATTATAGATATCATATGGCATTGTCTAGTGACCCTCATAATATATACAAATTTAGAGTTATCTTGCAGAGTGATATAGATATAGACCTTCCTGGTACTAAGTGGAAACAATTGATTCAGATTATTGCTATGCATTTTGATTTAGTTGTTGATAATCTTCCTAAATCTCAAATTTTCTATGGTTTTGCCGATAGAGAGGTTAAGAGTAATGATGGTAAGTTACTAGAGGTTTCTACACTTATTAAAGAATTGCCTCAAGATGTTAAACAAGTGGCACCAGTTTCGTTAGAAGCTAGAAGTGCTATTTGGGAAGATAGACAAACAGAGTTTAGATATGCTTACTCGGCAGTGTCAGGAGGAGGATTCCACTTGGCTCTGTTTAAAGCAATGAGACATGCTGCTGACTTAGGATTTTCTTATACGCAGAATATGGAATTAATAGAAGATATCATTATGGTTAATGGGACTACACCTAGAAGAGGTTTTATGCCAAGTTTAGAGTCTCAGGCTAAAGAGAGATATGGTATTGAAGATGATAAATATTAGATAAAGGTATATTATGTCGCTTAAAATCTGCACTTCAGAATTTACTGATACTCAGAAAGAACAACTTTCTAGTATTAATCATGAAGCTCTTGAGGAGCTTGTATGTTCTTTTTATAGGAATTATGATACTGACATAGCTTTGAAACTTGAAGATGAGGCTAGAAATTCACTTGATGATGAGTCCTTATTCTATCTTCCTTACGCCATGTACATCACTATACGCTTCAATCATCTTGAAGAAGACTGTATAGCTCATGATGCCCAGAATAGATGTATATCGGTCTTGAATAATCAAGGGCAACTTTCTATAGCCGATTAATTTATTTTTATATTTTAAAGTTGACACTAGGAAAGACTAGGCTCATCGTGACATTAGTGCGAGGATAAATAAGAAGTAATGGGTCGTATGCAATTGACGGAGCGACTATAAATAAGCTCCTGAATCGCAGAGCTACTGCGCTATCAAAGCATGGGAGGAATCCCTGTAATATCTAAAGTTGGGACTTCGGTCCCTTCTACCAAAAGGAAAATAAAATGGAACAATTATGTGAGTATAATCCAGAAAAGGTGTCTAAGTTTTTAGATGAATTAAATTCAGATGATTCTTTCAGAGAGTTAGCTAGATATTATAATCAAGATGTTAATTACTTTCACATTATGAGAATGACTGCTAGAGAGAAATTTGATAAGATATTTCATGGAGAGTTCGATGGAAGTATAAAGGATAGAGCTAAAGCTTATGAGCTTTATATAGAAGAACTTAAAGACTATGTTCAATCTTATGTCTATACATTTCCTAAAGTTTCTGCTATTGGTAAGTTCCTTGATGATGAGGGGTTTAGAGATATTGGCCTTAATGCTAGTGGTCATAAGAACTATATCCCCTTTGCTAATTCTTTTATTGTTTCTTTGTTTAATACTAAACATCCGTTTACGTATAGTGTTAGTAAAGTAAAAGAGTTTGAGGACATTAGGAATTTAGTTGAGTCTAGAGGTGGTATACCTGAGGTAGACCCTATGGATATGCTTGATATACACATCGGAAAGGAGTACTAGTGATAGCAACTATTAAAAGTGATGAGTTTACTTACTCTGGTAAGGTTAATTCTTGGATAGTTAATAAAGATGGCGATTGTATAATTCGTTTTACACACTCTATGTTTTGTTTCTTTCCTACTGCTAATGCTGGTGATATAGAAAATTTTCTTGTATCTAATCAAGAGGCTGGGACTAGACAGATAAAGTTTAATTGTAAGAATGCTGTTCTCATGAAGGAAAGGGGTGGCAAGAAAATTCTTGTTGCTGGTAACATAAAAGGAGATGAAGATGGAATATCTGATAGCAATTGATGCTGATAGTTTAGTTTATAAGTCTTGTTATAGACATATGAATGAGGAAAAAGATGATGTCAACCTGGAATTAGCCTACCTTACATTTTGTGGAGAGGTTGGCAAGATTACTTCTGAAGTTTTTAGAAGAGGTGGTTTTGATAGTGGCATTGGTGTTATAGAGTATGTTCGAGGTGACTATGTTAAGCCTATTATTTGTCTTAGCCCTAAGGAAAGTTTTAGAAATAGAATGCTTCCCAAAGGAGTTAAGTTTAGAATAAATAAAAAAGGTAGAGAAGTTGACTGTGGTTATAAAGCTAATCGTACTCAGGCTAAGGTTCCTAAGATTAGAGAGTTGAAGAGACTCATTCTTTCTAGGTTAGGTACTGATATAGTTAAGATACACAAAGACGCAGAAGCTGATGATTATGTAAATTATTATTCTAGAGAGCATGGTGCATTTGTTGCTGCTATTGATAAGGATGTTGTTAATTCTTGTTATACTTATGTATTTGATTACAATAAAAGAACTTGGCATCCACCTAGAACTAAGACTCAAATTGAGGATTGGTATCTTATTCAAACACTCATGGGAGATGCTGATGATAACGTTCCTGGTGTTGAAGGTATTGGAAGCAAGACTGCTATGAGTATTGTTCTTGGTGATAATGGCTTAAATACTGGCCAATGTACATTTGAGGATATAGTACCATACTTTCCTAGTAGAGTTGATGCTATATTATCCCATGCATTAGTTCGTATGGACAAATTTAATGGTAAGGAGATAGAGGGGATAGAATGAAAAAGAAAAATAGAAAGAAGATTTCGACTGTAATTAGTAACCTTATTAATACGGTTCCTATGGCGAAGTTTACTGCTGATGATATTACTGAGTTTTTTAGTAATTATGATGGTCATACTGTTTATTGTGTTACTAATACTGAAGGTTATTGTAACATGATTTTTAAAGAGCTAATGACTGTATTTGACTTTGATTACGTTCTTATTGACGAGAATGACACTAAAGAATTAGAGTGTGATTACATCAAAATCCGTAAGCTTAAATTTGAGATGAAATCTGTCATATTCTTCAAACATTATGAGTATGATGAGATACCGTTCTAGGCTATCGCCTACTATGTACTTAGGTAAAGGAGAATAATGGAAAATTATAAAAATACTCCCGTATTGCTGATAGGTGATACTGGTACAGGTAAGTCATACACTGTTAGGACTTTACCACCTGACAAGACTCTTGTTATAAATACTGAGGACAAGACGCTTTCAGATTCTACTGCTCATGAGTTTACTAATAAGTATATTACTACTGTTAATTTATTTATTGCTACTCTGGATGCTCTTATTGCTAGTGGTGACCCTGAGCATGCAGCTCATGGTAAATACGATTATGTAGTGATTGACTCATTGACTGCTATGGCAGAGATTGTTGAAAATTACTGTAATAAACAATTTACTAACTATGAACAATGGAAGCAATATAATAGTTTTATGTGGACTATTATGCATAAGATAAAGAAGCTACCTCAAAAAGTATTTGTGTTGGGTATTCCCGAACAGAAGGACATGTCTTTCGGAGAAAAGAAAGCATACTTCAAAGTTCAAGGAAATGTTCTTAAGTATGGTGGAATTGAGAAGGAGTTTACAATAGTTCTTTTCACTAATCCAATCTATGCAGAGGAAGATGACTTTGAAAACGACATAGAAGAAGGTGACATGGTAGATTGTTACCTTAAGTATAAGCCCAACAAGAAGTCTACTGCTAAGAGTCCTCCTGGAATGTTTAGTGGAAAGCTTCCCAATGATGGTCTTAAAGTCCTAGGTGCAATCGATGAGTTCTACGGAAGTAACTGATCTTAAGAGAGCACTTGGGGAGGCTCTCCTTGGGTATTTTAATGGCAATGCAACCAAAGTCAAGAGGTTTTCTAATCAGTTAAAGATATTAGGATTTGATATGGAAGATGCAGAGACATTAAAAACTCTAGGTGACAGGTCTGAAGGTCTTACCGTCTTGTTGGCTCACAATGAGTTCGGTACACTTACAAGTGTCTGTAAAGCTATAAGGCATTTGAAAGGTGGTGGTGATGCTGAGGCATTTAAAAATGATGTGGTTGAGAGGTACAAGAAAATACCTAAACCTATAAATTAAAGAGAGAGAGATAAAAATGGCGAAATATACGTTAGAAGAAGTAAAAGAAAAGTTAGCTAAGAGCTTTAACAAGGGTAACATGACACTTATTTTAGAGTTTGTTAAATCTGAAGAGTTATCAATTGATGAGCTTATCACATTATGTAAGCCTCAGAGAGCTGGTGGAGACCTTAAGAATCCTGATAAAGAAATTGATGGTGAGTTACACGCATGGTGTAGACTTGCAAATGCTTATATTCCATTTGCAGAAATTACTGTTTCAAATGATAAATCAAAAGGTGTTGGTAAGACTGCTGCAAAGGTAGCTTATAGAGTAGAGAAAGCCGCTCAAGAGTTAAGAGATAGCTCTATTCCATTATTCCAAGCTGGTAAATACCAAGAAGGTGGAGAGAAAATTGCTGAAGCTGATAAAGTTAAGGCGTTATTAGATGACCCTAAAAACTTTACATTTGAAGCGATGAGAGGTGGACATATGTCTGAATATAATCCTGACTATAAGTCAGAGAAAGAGTCAAAAGACGAATCATTAGTATAAGGGAGAAAAATAGATGATTAATTTTAATTTAGAAAGAAACGAAGATGTAGCTTTAACGGCTGGTGGTTCTGGTGGTGTTACAACTGGTGTATATGATGGTATTATTGAAGCTGCTCATGTTTACATGGATTCTAAAGAGAACCCAAGAGTAGACCTACACATTGATTGTGAAGGTAAGAAAGCAAAAATCTTTGGTCTTTGTATTGCTGCAAAATGGAAGACTGGTGCTGATAACATTGGTTATGCTAAATGGCAAGAGATCGTTCTTATTGGTAACATGACAACAGGTGCACAAGGTAACCAAATTGTTGAGACTTCTAAAGATAAAAAAGAAGAGTTAAATGTATTTACAGAGCTTACTGGTGTTAAAGCTAAGTTTGCTATCCAAGAGACATTTGATACATACATTAAAGATGGTGTAGAGACTGAATCAAATAGAAGAGATTTATATAGAACTTTCTTCGCTACAGGTCATACAATTGCTGAGAAGAAAGCTGGTGTTGAAGCTAAAACTTGTGGAGAAGTTGAGAAAACTCTTAAGCCTTACGAGACTGATAATTACAAAAAGTTTAAAGCTGCTGGTGGTAGTACTGCTGCTGCTCCTGCTCAATCTACTGGTGTTGATGCTGTTACTGCTGCTGCTGCTACTGACGGTGCGGATTTAATCTAATGAGTGATGGAGCTAATATGCCACAATTAGATGAGGCTGCAATCATTGATAATATTAATTATCTTGATGAAGTAATCACTGATGCACAAGAGATGAACGAGCTTATTGCTCACCCATCTTTTGAAAAGCTTATTGTTAAAGGTTATATTGAAGATTTTGCACTTAGAAATGTTCAGACTGTTGGTATGGCAGGTGATGAAGAGAGAACTAGAGTTCAAGAGAAGATGATTTCTAGAAGTCACTTATTCATTTACATCCAGAGAATTATTGAAGCTGGACAAAAAGCTGTTATTGAAAAACAAGAGCTTGAGCAAATGCAAAGTCAGCTAGCTAAGGAATCTGAATAAATCCTTATGCTATCCTAGGCAAAAGACCTAGAGCATCGAAAACATCAAAAAGGGAGACACTTTATGGTATCCCCCTTTTTTTAAAATATTCTAAGAGTGCTACTCATGGTAACATTGTTGTATACTATGATAAATACCCTTACCCTAGACTATTCGTTGCAGCTGGTGATACATACTGGGGGTGTAGAGATAGGATAGATAAATTTCTATCTGAGCGTGCTTTAGATATACAGTTAAAATTAAGCACTTTAGATAGGAATTTTGGACTTCCTGAAGACATTATAGATAAAATGTTAAAATCCAAAGTTGGTTACAGCATATGTACCAGCGATGACAGAAAGGAAGGCATGAGACTTGTCTGTTGTAATACTGGTGCTGGCCCTGATGATTATGTATATCTTTATTGTTATCCTTATGAAGCTCCTGGTAAGAAGAGTGGGGATAAATTTATTTTTGACTCTGAAGCTATTTATTCTGAATGGCTAGAGAGAGAAAGTGTTAGAAAGAGAATTGAGGAGAGAGAAAGTGTCAACGATTGATTTAGATGAGCTTTATAAGTTTTTAGGTGATGATTATAAACAAAATCTTGCTATGCAAGGTTATGAAGAAAAGTATTGTGACCGTATGTCAAAACAGAGGTCTGCAATAGAAGAGGATTTTAGGACTGACCCTAAAACTACTAATGGGACTAAGGTGTTTGTTTCTAGTAATCCTAGGAATATTATTAATGCTCTTGAAGAGAAGATTCATAACTGTGAAGTTTATCTCAAAACACTATTAGAGAGGTCTGAAGATGAAAGATAACTCTGATTTAGCTAGAGGCAGAAATGCTCTTTTTGGTAAACCTGAGAATCTTGTTTCTTTTATTCAGGAATTGGATGCTGATTGGACTCCCAACTGGGATGATGAAAAGGAAGAGAAATATTATTTAAGAGTTCTTCCTGAAATTCCTGCAGTTTTTATTACTGCTGACAGGATAAGACCTGCTTTTGGTCTTACTTATATGAGCTTAGATACTGCTAAGAAAGTTAAAGAAATTATTGATAATAGTTTTAAGAAAAATAAGAAAGGTTAAAATTGGAATACGGTAAGTTTATAAAACAATTTAAAGGAAAAGATATAGAGAAAGTTCCTAAATCTATGCTTCTTAATGATGGCTGGTTCTTTGGAATTAAGTTTGATGGTAATTATTGTCAAATTCATAAATATGGTGATACTGTTCAGTTCTTTACTTCTTCTGGTGAAAAGTTTACTGTGAAAGAATTAAGAGATGAACTACTTAGATTTGATTGTGATTTTATCGTTGAAGCTGAATTTAACGGTAAAGGTTCTACAGGACTTTGTTTAGGTGATAGAAAATCTTCTTCTACTGGTAGTCATAGGTCTAACTTTGGTAAAGGTCTAGACTCTTCTGACCCACTTAGTAAGATTGCTATATTTGATATTCTCAAGATTAATGATAATGATTTAAGGAATGAACCTTTTCCTAATAGATTAAATATTATTAACTTAACACTTTGGAATGATAGTGTTAGAAATGATAGAGTTACATTTGTTAAATGGTCTTTTGGTAATTTATCTGAAGCTAGAGATTTTGCTCTTAAACATATTATGAATGGTGGAGAAGGTGCTTTTGCCTTTCATACTTCACATATCATTAGAGAGAAGGGCAGAAGCAACTATGCTATAAAAATTAAAGCTTCGCATTCTAAAACTATGCTTTGTGTAGGTGTCCAAGATAGCGACACTGTTGAAGGTGAACTTGGTGCTCTTATTCTTAGGGACGAAGAAGGATATGAACAATCCTTTGGAGGTCTTCCTGATTGGATGAGAAGAGCTAATGCTGATGAACTTATTGGTAAGGAATATTCAGTAAAATTTGAACAATACACTAACGGTAAATATATTCAAGGTTTCTTGGATAACAACTGATGTGTATGAGTTGTGTTATGGAGAAGATGAACATGGAAAGTGTACAATGTTGGAATTGTAATAAATATCATGATGCAGGTCTTGAAATCTGCCCTCATTGTGAGAGTGATGCTCTGGAGCTTGATCCTGATTATGATGAGCCTAATGTAGAAAAATGTTGTGAGAATTGTGACTTATATAAACCTGCTAGCGATGTAGAATGTATTGTACTTGCTAAGAGATATAAGCGAGATTTTATTGAGATTGATTCTCCTTTTTCTTTGATGTGTGCCACTGATAAGGGTGATTCATGGACATCGAAATAGAAGAGCTTAGTAATAATCAGTATAGCGTTGTATTTTTCTCTAATGGTGTTACTGTTGGTGAATTTATTATTACTGCTCCTAACATTAATACTGCAATGGACAGAGCATGGAATAAGATAGGGGAGAACTATGAATGCCAGTGAAGCCCAAATTCCTGATTATAACGTACGTTTTGACGATGATTCTTGCACTTGGGTTGTTACTTTTCTTATTAGAACAAAACCTAAAACCTATAGGTTTAGTGGTTTAATTAGTGAGGCACAGGCAATAAATAAAGCTTTGGTTTCTTATATTAACGGTTAATAGCTTTCGCCATTAACGCAAATAATACAAGAGGAAGATAAATGAAAAAAACTGTATCTGCTAAACTCTTCATTGATACTTATAAGAAGTTCAATGGGGATAAGAAAAAAATAATGTATGAGCTTGAAAAACTTGGATGTCCTATTGCTGATAGTACTTATAGGTCTAAGAAAACTAGACTTAGTGATTACCTTTCTGGAAAGAAAAACTATGAAGACAAATTCAATCCTATGGTTGATAAGAGTACTCTTATTCGTAAGCCTGATGAGAATGGTGAAGTCTTATTAGAGTGGCAGAAAACTAAATATAGTGCTAAGGATAAGCTTACTGCTTTTCAAGATGCTATTATTGATTTGGCTGATGATATCAAGCCTCTACCCGTTATAGAGATTCCTGAGTGTTCTGTTTTAGATAGAACTACTATGTATATTTCTAATGATATACACTATGGAGCTTTAATGTGGAGTGAAGAGACTGATGATAGAGACTGGGACCTTAATATAGCTACTAAGACTCACAAGGCTGCTATTGATGACCTTGTTTCAAGAACTTCGCCTACTAAAGACTGTATAGTTGTTGACCTTGGTGACCTCACTGAGACTGATGATTATACCAATCAAACTAAGAGGAGTGGTCATAATCTATCTGTTGACGGTAGATATCCAAAGATTCTTAGAGCTGCATGGCAAGGGCTTGCTTATACTATACAAAGAGCCTTAGAAAAGCATGAGACAGTATATTTTTATAATATTGCTGGAAATCACGATGAGACTAATGGTGTTGCAGTTAGAGAGATTATAGCTGCTTTATTCTTAGAGAACCCAAGAGTTATCGTTTGTGGTAGTCCGAACAAGATAAAATACCATAGATTTGGTAAGAATTTGTTTCAATTTGCCCACGGAGACCTTATGAGAATGGGCTCTGCTGGAGAAAAGATGGCGTATGACAGAAAGGATTTTTCTGAATGTATCCACAGATATTCTCATTTTGGTCACAATCATAAAGATAAAGCTATGGGTCTTACTGAGGATTATCCTCTTTGTAAAGCTCAGAGTCATAGGAATTTACCTCCTGCAAATGACTGGGCTGCTTCTAGTGGTATGGCAAGAGGACTCGGAACTATGAAAGCTATAGAATATCATAGAGAATACGGGGAACATAATTATCATATACATTGTGTAAGATAGATTAGTCGAGGGCATATTATTATGCTCTCCTCTAGCTTATTTTTAGAGATAGGGAGAAAAAATGAGTAATAATAAAGAATTATTGGCTTACGCTCAAGCACTTGTTGAGGGTTATGACGAACAGAGACTTGTTGAGTTGGAGTCTATTAGAAAGACGCTTAATGTTGGAGACTTTGAGAGATATTATAGAGCTGTAAACTACTGTGAAAAAGTATTAGATGGTATGCCACAATCCAAAGCTTATGCTGAGGCATTTGACCTAGATATTGCTAAGGCTAAAACTGTTTCTTCTAGATTTCATAGAAGTAATTGGGTTCAAGAGCTTATTCTTTGGATGAAGCCTGATGACCAATCGCTTAATATAGGTCAAATAAAAAGAGTTATCGAAGAGGGTATGCGTATTATTGATGATATTACTGCGTCAAATAGAGATAAGACTGAAGCTATGAAAGCTCTTCAACCTTATATTAAAGCTGAAAAACTTGAGCAAGAACTTAGGGCTCAAGAAGCTAGTATATCTGAAACTGTTGCTCAGTCTATTGATAAGAAGATTGAAGACCTTGCTGAGAGAGGTAAAATGATTGGAGAGAATGGTGACATTATTGAAGCTGTTCTTATAGATTAATGTCCAGATTAGTAAGACCTGACTATAGATTACCTTACAAGCCTGATAAGACTTCTCTCGCTTTCTTTTCTAGGGTTCGTACTTATGTTCCTAGTGAACAAAACAAGACTCCGAAAATGCACTACATCATGGTTGATGAGATGATAGGTACTAACGAGCAAAATGTTCAAGCTATGATTCATAGGGGTGGTGCTAAGTCTACTGTTCTTAGCAACTACCTGCCTATTGATATCGCTGTGCGTGGTAAACTTGAGAACTTTGGTGTAGTTCATAATCTTGTTATATTCTCTGCTACTATTGACCAAGCTATTGAACAATTAAAAGCTGTTAGAGATATATGGGACAATAGTGATATTCTTCAGGAAGAGTTAAAACTTGCTAGAGATAAACAAGGTAAAATTGTTGCTGATAAAGTTGACTATCTTGCTCTTACAAATAGAGCTGGTCATACTTTACATATACAAGCAAAAGGTTCTGGTCAGTCTATGAGGGGTACTAAGAAAAATGGTTTTCGTCCTCAAGTATGTATTTTTGATGACATTCTTAAAGATGAGATTTTAACTTCGGAGAATGAGAGAAAAAAATTAAGAACCTGGTTTTATTCTACTGTTGCTAACGCCGTCGATGTAACTCACTATAAAAAAATAGTTGTTGGCACGCCTATGACTGATGATGATTTGTTAATGTCTATGTCTAGGAGTAAAACATATAAAACTGTTAAGTTTCCTGTTGCTGATAAATTTCCTTGTAAGGTTCAAGATATGGTTACTTCATGGCCTGATAGATTTACTCCTGAGAGAGTTATGAAGCAGTTTAATGAAGCTAAGGAAATGGGTGCTGAAGCTGACTTTTATAGGGAGATGATGTTGGAAGTTGTTAATGAAGATTTAAGGATTTTTAAGGAAGAATACTTTAAAGAATACTATTATAAGGATATGAAGAAGTTCTTTCCTGATATGAATTTCTTTACTAGTATTGATGCCGCTGTAAGTAAAAAACAGAGTGGTGACTATTCGGTCGTTATTACTGTTGGTGTGAATTCAGATGGACACTTATTTATTGTTCGTTGTGATGTTGGTAAGATGAATCCTGATGAACTCATTGACACTTTATTTGAGCATGTTAAAGAGTATCGTCCTATAGAAACAAGAGCTGAAGAGGCTGCTTTACAGCTTGTTCTTGACCACTATATCGAGAAGCGAATGATGAAAACTAATACTTTTTTCAATTATGACAAACTTATTAAGAATACGTCTACTGCTAAAGAGTATAGGATACTTGGTCTTCAACCTATGATGAAGCAAGGAAAGATTCATTTTCCTGCTGATAGAAGTGAAGATGGAATTGCTGAACTTATGTATGAAATGAAAGGGTATATTAGCACTGGTGCTACTACAGCGCATGATGATGCTGTTGACTGTCTTGCTAACTTCTTAGACCCTAACTTTCTTCAGGAACCTACTATGAATTCTGATAATATGCCTACTGAGGTGATGGATGGAATAGAGGATTTACTAGGTGATAGCCTAGATGATTATTACGAATAGAAGGATTGATAAATGACTTTTTCTGAATTTAAGACTGATGTTTGCTCTAAAAGTGTTAATAGAGAGAATCTAGATAATATAAGTTTTCTTGAAAATAGAGTTTATTCTGCTTTGATGTATATTGCTAGAAAGACTGTTCCGACTTACCTTGTGTTTGATGGAGAGATATCTGAGCCTATATTTAGAAGGGTTACTAATGATTATGTTCTTAAGTATCCTAATAAACCTAGTTCTGATACTGATGTTATAACTATTGATAATACTTTACTTGATGCTGCTGCATACCATGTTCTAGCTGGTATTGAAACTGCTAGAGCACCTCAATATATGAAGATGTGTAATGATATCATAGATGAATATGATAGAAATCTGATTCAAGATGATATATCTACTTTCAATGTTGTTCCTGCGGATTTTGAGGGCGGTGATTACTTAAATGTAATATATACTGAGGATTAAGCATGGCTCTCGATATAGAAGGATGGAATTTTAAAGCTAGTTCCTTTAGTAATATATCATCTGGATTAGGTCTTAATCCTAGTCATTCTATTAGTGTTGAAGCCTTTCCTTTTGTCATTGATGGTGATAATTTTCCTGGAGTATTTCCTACTTGGGATTTTGACAGAGAAGATGATACTACTTATGAGAACGCTATTACTGGGGTCAATCTTAACGCTACTCAGGTATCTGAGCTAGTTGATAAAATTGAAACTATTAAGTCTTATTTTAGGCTTCCAGATGATGGTTACTTCGTTAAGGCTATAGATTCTGGACTGGGCTCTCATATAATAAGCAATGAGTCTGATGCAACATTGCTGACAACTCCTACTAGTGTACTGGCCGACATTCTTCCTTATTCCGGTGAGGAGGTTTTTAAGTTGGCTACCGATACTGCTCACCCCTATTGTTCTGATGGTGAAGTAATTAATATGCCTACTTTTAACTATGGTTCGTGGGATGAGTTTGAGATAGCTCCTAAATATGAGTATCAAGAATATAATTGTGTTTCTTGTTTAGAGACTCACACTTATAGCTCATCGTACTCTTTTAGTAACTTTAGTGGCCTCACAAATTCTATTCCTTCAAAATTTAATGAAGGCCTTACTACTGTTCCTATATCTTATGGTGTATCTGATAGTGCCTCTCTTTTTGGTATAGGTGGTAGTCAAGAGTCTTTTGTAGAAACTATACTTCAAAATAGAGGTGACTTTGAATACACTGGTACCAGTGGTGAGTCTTTTGGCTCTCTATTCAAGTTAGTTGACGGTGCTTCTGGCTTTTTGGATGCCTCGGATTTAGAAGTCCCTAATAGTCCTTTTAACAATAGTGTATACCTACCCTCTGTTATGGGTAAGGAAATTCCTGACACTATAGATATCCCTTATAGTGGTGAGTACTCTGATTATAAGGTTGTTTCTTCTTCTGAATCTGCTGCTAGTTCTATTTCTGATCTAGACTTAGGATTTCGACATGCTTATGTTGCAGAATGCTCTAGACAAAAGAATTATTTTATTAATTATGGAACTCTAGTTGGTTCTAGTGGTTACGTGTTCTGTGCTAATTATGGCTATCAGCTTGGTTATGCTCCTGAAGGTCAGGAGGAGGACCAATACTATCAATTTAATAGGGGTGTCCATAGTTCTAGTCATTCTATGTGTTATATTGGGAATAGTGGTTCTGAACCAATTTTTTATACTAGTGCTTCTAGCGTTGTTGAATTGGACGGGTATATTGGTGAGGTTGACGAAAATGACCTTAAAATATACAGGTATGCTTCTACTACTCTTCGCTCTTATTCTGCTGAAGACAAGTATTTTCCTGAAAGCTATATAGAACATAACACTGGTGCTTATGATGATTACCATGTAGCTTATACTGACTCAGTTGCTCTTGGCTCTCCTGATGATTTTTACAATAATTTTAAGACAGCTATTGTCAATGGTGATGCTGACGAATGGTTTGATGAAGACTCTAACGTCTTGTATTTGACTACTTATATTAGTACTTTTTCTAGTCTTTATTCTTTTGCTGAATATGGATATGAACAACTTACTACTAATTTGTATGTTGAGCCTACTCCTTACGGAAGAAATAATAGTTCTTGTAATACTCCTGCATCTGCTACTGATGCTTTTCTTGATTCTATTGCTAGGTTAAAGACATACATTGATGTGTTTACTGATATTTATACTGAATTTGTTAACTTTACTGAGAATAAAGAATATGAGCCTGGATATGAAGAAGAGAATGAGTATGGTTACCTTGCAGAGACAATCGGTTATAGGGTTACTGAATTTACAAAGTACAGTCTTTGTGATGTTAATTATTCAAAATTGGATGTTGACTCTTTCACTAGTTCTTTCAGCGATAGCTTTGGATATGAAAGGTTTATTGACTCAAACCCTATCTATTCTAAAGTTTCTGATTACTATCGTTATGAGACTGCTATTGATAACTATTCTAATAATGATACCTCTAATGAATGTTATAGTATCTATAGTAGTAGTTATGGTACTATCCACTATTTTGACCATGTTGAGCCTCCTACTGTTAATATAGATAATAACATTAATGCCCATATTCAGAAAGCTATAATGTATATTAACTATGATGGATTTAGCTTTGATTATATCAGTAGTGCAGCAAATATAACAAATATGAGTAGTCCTTCTTATCCATATCTTGCTTATAGACTTTATACTGGTAGTTCTAGTACTAAGAAATACTACTCTGGTTGTGGTGTTAGTGGAAGTGTACTTACCCGTTCTGAATCAATGTACGCTTCTAGTCCTATAAATTTTGATGTTACTATCCCTATGTATGATTGCTATTATAACTATGAGGTATTTTTCTTAGATACCTCTGGTTCTTGTACAAAATATGTTGGTGGTGGAGAATTCAAAAGTGGTATTTTCCCTAAGCCTGAATATAGTTTCAAGGGCTCTTACTCTAATGGTAATATATACGTATGTAATATAACCCTTGTTAGTTTTGAGTATGCTCCTGTTGTTAAGACATTCTGGCATTATTCTGATTATTCTGGACATAGATTCGACTATTATAATGATTTGGATTTTGAAGACCTTGAAGCTGGCATTGGTCTCCCTTCTAATTGCTATATAAGCAGTAGTAAGAGGCTAGGTATAAGCGGAGCTCCTATGTTTAGAAAATTCAACTCTTATGAAATGGCGTGTCAGGCTCTTATTAATTATCCTACTTATGGTAACTATCATTTCTTTGCTTCTAACTATGACCTTTTGGCTTCTCAGGATCCTGTTCCTGGTACTTCTGATAAGAGAGAAACTATTATCCTTAAAGGTAATAATCATTCTACTTATACTACTGAGAATGACACTTATAGACAGTTGAATTATGAAGCTGTTAGATATATTCCTAGGCTTCAAAAGGGCTCTGGTAAAATCACTGTAAAAGGTTATAACAAAAAGAATAATATAATGAGCTCTGCTGAGAACACTAGGCTTATAGACTATCTCGCCAACGACCCGTTATATGGTACTCCGTGTGAAGGTACTTATGATGAAAAATATAGAAAGATTGTCCTTTCTAGAATTGTTGCTGGTAATCTTTATGCTATAGATTGTACCTATGATATAACTCCGACTCTTGATTTTAATGGTCATGGTTTAGGTAGTACTTATGCTCATTTTAATTTTAATGTAAATCTTGATGTGCATAATGACAGTAAAGAAACGTTATATAGTAGAAGTATCTTGAATAGTTCTATTATTCGTTGTACTGCAGCCTCTGCCTCTGTTGCTGAGACTGATGGCAATGATATGAATATGACCCTTAGCGACCATATAGTCCCTAGAGTCATGAATAAAATTAAATTAAATTAAGGATAGTCAAATGGCTTACACTAATTCTGATTTTGTTGCATCTTATGATGCAATTATTTCAAGTTCTCTTTCTGATGATGGTTTATACAAAAGTATGCTTGCTGATTTTGAGAAGCTTCTTACTGATGGTGGTATTGATAATTTAACTAAAGACCAATATCTTGGTAACTTTATGAATAATGCTTTTAATACTATGTTTTCAGGTGCTATTCAAGGTGCAACAGAGGTTGGTAGAATACAAAGTGAAGAGGCTCTTAATGCGGCTCAGGCTGCTAAGCTTAATGCCGAATCTGCAGAGATTTCTTCAGAGTCTACTAGGCGTAGTGCACTTAATACTGCTGAAATTAATAGACTTGTTGCTGAGAAGAATTTGATTGATGAACAAGAAAAGTCTGAGGTCAAGAGAAACGAAACTAATGGTGTTATAGATAAAGAGATAGCACAAATTGTAGCTGAGACTACTGAGATTTCTACTGAGTCTGGTAGAAAGACTGCACTAAACACTTCTAATATTAGTAGAAATTCTGCTGAGATTAGTAGGTTAGGTGCTGAGGAATTGAGAATAGAAAGTCTCTATCCTAGTGAAAAGACAAAGATAGATAATGATGCTGCCTTAGTTGCTAGACAAACAATTGCATATAATGATGAGCTTAAAGTGAAGAAAGCTGAGTTTGCTGGTCAGGTTGCTGCCTTTGCTGTTAACTCTAACTCTTCTAAAATTGAAGATGCTTGGACTAAATTTACAACTCAGATTGATGCTATATAAGGATTATTATGGATAATACAATTGAAGCTTTTAAGCTTTTTAAAGAAGATTTTAAGAATGCTAAGGACGCTAAGCCTGAAATAGATGCTAAGATAGCTGAATGGCTTGACCTACATGATGGTAAACGTAAAGATAGTAATGCTAAAATGCTAATGAAAGAGGTGGCAAAAACTATAGAGATGCAGAAGCCTGCAATCACTGAACCTTTCCTTTCTACTGATAATCCTATTAGGGCAAAGAATGTACCTAAATCTTGGGCTATTGAAAAATATCTTAACAATACTTTTTCTAACCATGTTGGTAGAGAGGAGTTTATTGAAGATGTTATCAATAACGGTTTTAAGGAAGGTACTGCTTGGGTTAGACCTTATTGGACTAGGAATACTAGAACGAAGGAAGATACTTACAATATGACTCTTCCTGAAATTCTTGCTTATGCTGAAGACCCTAAAGATTTGAGAGATAATGGTGATGGTACGTATTCTGCTACCTATACTGAAGAGCAGTTGATTGCTAATCATGGTAATGTCAGAGTTTGTAGGAATGAAAACTGTTTCCCTGACCCTACTGCTAGGCGAGAAGATGAGATGAAATTCTTTGCAGAGAGAAGACATGTTACGTACTATGATTTAGTTAAATATGGATTCTTCCCTGAGGAGAAATTAAATAGACTTAAGGCTGCTATGCTTGATAGTCATAATGTAAATTCTTTTAACGACAGTTCTCTTAACAACAAAAGAGAAGCTGATGATAAGAGTTATGGTATAGATTATTCTAAGAATAGTGATAACCTTAATAGACAAAAAGTTAAGCTTATAGAATATTTTGGATACTACGATTTAAATGGTAATGGAGAAATTCCTGTTGTTGCATATTGGGTAGAAGACCATGATATTAATCTTCTTGTTGAAGAAAGCTTTTACCCTAGTGGTAATATTCCTTATTTTAGGTATAATTATTCTAGAAGAACTTTTAGTCTTTGGGGTGATTCTGTTGCCTTCTTAGTTGGTTCAAATCAAAATGTTAAGAATGGTCTTGTTAGAGGTATTCTTGATAATATTGCTCTTGCAAATAATGGTCAGAAATTTGTACTAAATAATGGTATTGATTTTCAGAATTTTATGAGGCTTAAGCGTAGAGAGAGATATATTATGGTAAATAAGCCTGATGCTATTCAGGATGGTAATTTTAATAATATTCCCTCGTCTACATTTAACACTTTACAGATGGTATCTCAAGAGACTGCTGATATGACTGGTACTGAAGGTACTTCTCAATTAGCTCAACTTGGAAATGATGCCAGTGACCAAGGTGGTAAGCTTAGCCTTTCTGAATTAAGAATAAACTCATCTGTCCGTGGTATAGCTGCTTTAATTTCTAAAGTATGTAAAGAATGGTTATACATGGCTGAGGAATTCCTTGGAGATGAAGATATAGCTGAATTATACGCTGATGAGGAAGAAATTGATGCTGATTTAGATATCTTTAGAAATAGTCCTAAAGCTAATATTATGCTGACTGTTGCTACTGATTCTAGCAAGATGTTAAGACTTCATCAAATGAATATGTTAATGCAACAATCATCTGTACTCGAGAATAATATTCCTGAGGATTATTACCGTTCTTTAGTTGCTGAGATGATGTTCAATCTGAATATGCAAGACAAAGCTACGAAATTACTTAATTACAAACCTGAACCTAGTGAAACAGAGTTGCGTATGCAAGAGATTCAAATAGCTATGGCTGAAGCTGAATTAGATGAATTAAAAGGTAAGGCTGCTAAGGCTTGGGCAGAAGCTCAAAGCACTGTTGCTGGAATTGGTAATGACCAAATTAAGACTGAGGGTGACTATATTTATAAACAAGCTCAGGCAGAAGAAAAACTTTCTAAGAGCGAGGCTCATCAAGTAGGTTCTATTCTTAAGCCTAGTGAGGTTTCTAATAATAGTTTAAGACAAAAACAATAAGTAATATGAGAGAGAGTTATGAGTTACGATAGTATTGAAGATTTAGATAAAGAAATTGAAGCTGAATTAGCAGCTGCAATTAGTGAAGTTGATGAGCCTACTGAGGTTCAAGACGAAGTTGTTGAGGAGTCTACTGAAGCTGTTACTCCTGCAGATAATAATGAAGAAGAAATTGTTGGTGAAGAGCCTGTTGAAGATAATGTTGAGCATACTGAGCAAGCGGTAGAAGACTTTTCAGGCGAAGATGTCGAGGAGATTGTTCTTCCTGCTGGTTCTAGTTTTGAGCCTTTGCATGTCAGTATTAATGGTCTTGATGTTACTTTAAATAGTATGTCTGAAGTTCAGTCTTATTTAAATAAAGTAAACTCTATGCCTAAAAAAGCTCCTTCAGAAGCTGAGCAAATTCTTACGCAATCTGGTTTAAGTATTGAAGATATTTCACTGTTAGTTGATGCTAAGAGAGGTGATGCTGCTGCTATTAAAGCATTGGCTTCTGCTTCGAATATTAGTCTTCTTGATGTTGAAGATGCTGGTGAATACCAGAGAAAATTTGCCCCTCAGTTTATGACTGATGTTGATGTTGTTGCTAATGAGATTCTTAGTGACTCTAAGTGGGCTTCTGATTTTAAACATGTTTCTAGTCAGATTCCTGATTCTATGGTTTCTGCTATTGGTTCTGATGCTGAGTCTTTAAGACATTTTGGACTTCATGTAAAAGAAGGTATTGCACAAAAGATACTTCCTGAAGCGATGAAGATTCATGCTCTAACTGGTAAAGATCCGATGGAAGCTTACCTTGAAGTTGGTAATAAGATGTTTTCACAACCTCAACCAGCTCCAAAACCTGCTAAACCTACAGCTAAACCGTCTTCTAGAAGACAAGATAGATTAGCTAGAATGGCCGCAGGTCAAGGCAACAATAGAAGCACTGGTCAAGGTGGTTATTCTGAGGACGATATTTGGAATATGTCTGAAGAAGAAATTATGAACTTAGATTTAAGTACATTATAATCATGGTCCGAAAAAGACTGAAAACTAAAATTCACGATAAGGAATAATGAATGCCAAATATTCATAATGTTAGAACACTTGGTTCTAGTACAAATAATGCTGCTGGTTACGGGGTTGGTATGGCTAATGTTGGAGCTTACGATGCTACTTCACCATTAACACCAAGACTTCAAGCTGTTTACGATAAGACTCTTTTAAAGCATGCTTTATTAGACACTTTCTGGGATAAATACGGTATGGTAAGGTCTGTTCCTGCAAGAAGCAATACTAAGAAAGCTTTTGCATACAGATACAGAGGAATGTTACCTGCAACTACACCTCTTGCTGAATACAATGGAGAGAATATTAAATCTCCTAACAAAGTAAAGAGAGAAGAAGTTGAGTATTCTGTAGCTCACTATGGAGACTACCTTAAACTTACTGATGAACTTAAGTTATATGACTTAAGAGATGTTCAATCTGATTACTTAGAGTTACTTGGTGAGCAAGCTAAGGACACTATGGAAGCTGTTAGAAGAAATGCTGTTAGAGGTACTACAAATATTATTTATGGTAATCATACTTCTAATACAACTAGAGCTAATGTTATCTCTAATAATGCTGATATTACTGCTGCTGATATCGATTTAGCTGTTTTAAAATTAAAACATCAAAAAGCTAAGAGAATCAACTCTGTAATTGAAGGTATGGAGAAAGTTGGTACTAGACCTGTTAGAGGTGGTTACGTAGGTGTTTGTTCACACTTCACTACTCCTACTTTAAGAGGGTTAGATGGTTGGATTAATGTTGAAGAATATGCTGACTACTCTAAGAGACTTGATGAGACTGAGATTGGTTCTTACGGTGATGTTAGATTCTGTGAGAGAGTTGAAGAAGAAGGTATCGTTTGTTTAGCTGATGGTACTGAAGATGATTCTGGGTCTCATATTGTAGAACAAACTATGATTTTCGGTAAGGATGCTTACGCTACTACTACTCTTAGAGGTAAGAAAGGTATCGAAACTATCGTTAAGCCTTTAGGTTCTGCTGGTGCTGCTGACCCATTAAACCAATACGGTACAATTGGGTGGAAAGCTATCGGTGGTGCTGCTGTAATTAATGATAACTGGATTATCAAAATTGAGCACAAAGCTGCTAATGCAATGAGTGTTGCTGGGATGAATACTAAGCATTACTTAGATGTTTAACAACTCAAAAAGGTCTAGACTAGTTCTCTAGGCCTTTTTTTAAATACGGGAGAGAAAAAAATATGAGTGAAAAAATAATTGAAAATGAAGGTCTTGAAGAGGCTGAAAATGGTGGACTTGATACTTTTGATAAGTCTAATAACGATTCTAATACTGGGTATGAAAACGTTTCTGCTGACGACAGAATAGAAGTTGAAGTAGTAAGTAGAAAACCTCATGAACAAAGTGGTAATTTATATTTTGGTGTTAATCAGTATAGTGTAGAGCTTGAGCAAGGTGTTGCGGTAAAACTACCAAAGGTTGTTGTTAATTTTATCAAAAGCCTCAGACATCCTATTCCTCAGCTTAATGCTGATACTGGTTTCCATGAGATGAAATATGTTAGGTCTTATTCGGTAGAAGTTGTTTAATCTATAGAAAGGAAATAAAATGTATGATTTAAACAGAGGTTTAATTCCTACGGCATCTGTAGATGTTGACAAAAAGTTCTATTCTTTGGATGGTGTTCCTGGTATGGAGAAGCCTAATCCTTTTGAATACAAGAACGATAGAAAATCTCTTATGAAGCTTATTGGGCGAAATCTTAGAGATCAATATAGTTTTAAAGATGAGCAAAGACAGGCTTGGAGAGATAGTCAAAACTGGATGAAGGATTGGAGAACTAACGTCCAAGGAGCTTTAGATGGCTCTGACTTTAGGGTTTAATCATGGATGTTAATAGTCAAATAAAGCTTCCCGATTGGAAAGTTAAAGCTCCTGTTGATGATACTTACGCTGCTGTTAATACTCTTGGTACGCTCTTTGGTAAAGAACTTGACCAAGAGAGAGAAATAGACCCCTCTAGTATGGTTTATGACAGTAAGGGTAAACTTCTTAGTGGTAAGAATTATGCTGGGAAGGAAATGACTGGTCGTGCTATGTATGACCTTGGTCTTGCTACTAATAGTCAAGCTGTTGATGCTAAAGCTGCAGCTATATCTGCTAGCAATGCTATTAAGCAAAAAAAGAATGCTCAGGATAAGAGAGATAGAGACATGAAATATGCTTTAGAAAAATATCCAGAGCTAAATAAAAGTTATCGGTCTGACAATGTTATAAATGAGGCTGGTAGAATTATGTCGAATTCTACTTTTGGCGGTTCATTTACTAAGGACGATAAAGCAAAGTTTAAAAGTGCTATTAACAATCTCTTTGCTGAAGACCCAGATATTATGAAGACTCTTTATGAGCTTAACTTATCTGGAGACTTAAGTGATAAAGAGAAAGGTATTTGGTTAGCTAACCAGCTTTCTAATAAAGGATATCAGGTAGCTTCTGATACTGATTATTTCGGTATTCTGAATCCTGGTTTTAATCCTGCTAGAATTCTTCTTGGGATAACTGGTGCCGATGGTGGTATAAACACTTTTAGATTTAAATAATACAAAGGAATGTTATGGAAATTATTCAGAAACCTAGGTTTGAAGAATTATATAATATAGACCCTCAGTTTGGTAGGGATTACTTCAATACTCCTAGCTTTGGTGAGGTGGCTTTAAATTCTATGAATGAAGCTAGTGCAAATGCTGTTGACTTTGGTCATAATGCTGTACATAATCTTACTAATATACTTATGGGTAGAGACACTTCTAACTTAGATGGCGTTAAAGCCACTGAAACTAATTTCCTTGATTCCAATGGAGATGGTACAGTTTCGCCTTGGGAAGTAGTTTCATCTCCATTGAAATCTTTTGGTTCTGGAATGAGAATAATCGGAGCTAATCAAAATGATAGCGATGGTTTTATGCGTGATAATTTTGAACTTGGTATGGCTAGAATTGATGCCTTTAATAAGAAAAAAGATTATCATAAAACTTTACATAAAAATGATGGAATGTTTGGTCTTGCAGAGGTTACTGGTCAACTTCCTCACTATATAGCTCCTACTGCTAGAATGGGTTCTATGAAGCACTTAAATAGAGCTGTTGCTGCTAACGCTTCTATTGGTAGAAAGATTAGAGCTGGTGCTACTGATGCTGTTACCAATGCCCTTAAAATGTCTACTGCTGATAAATTTATTGCTGGTGCAATAACTGGTGGTGACCAACAAGCTATTGAGGATGCTGCTTACGGTGCTATGGCTATCGGTGGTGGTGGTTCTGTTGCTGTTGGTTTAGCTAGAAGTGTCTCTGAGAATCTTCTTAATGCTGGTAAGCACTTTGAATTAAAGAAGATGGTTAAGAATATTAAAGCTGGTGAGACTGCTTATAGAGAAGCTGGAGATGATACTGCCAAAGCTTTCTATGATGAACAATCTATACTTAACCGTAGAGACTTAATGAAAGAGCTTGAGATAAATGGCAAGGATATTAGAAAGATTGATGAGATTTTATATCCTGAACTTAAAGCTGTCAGAGCTGAAGAAAAAAGACGTAATGCTTTTGATATTAATGTGTTTTTAAATACTGAAGGTAGAGCTAAAAATCTTAGAGAATTAGAAAATCTTGCTGGTGGTGGTTCTAGACCTATCTATAAGCATACTGTTAATCCTACTGATTTTGGTAAAGATACTAAAAAGCATAGAGGTTTCGCTAAGCCTAAAGTTGCTAAGCATGAGGGTGAATTTAAAGATAAGACTCATAGACAGTATATCAAAGAGACATTACTTAATGCTCAAGGAACTACTGCTGACAAAGTTATGAACGTTAGACTTCGTACTGAAGATATTAAAAATCCTCAGAAGATGTTTGATGAAGTTATAAAATCTTTAGACTCTGAATTTGACATGAGGTCTAGATATAATGCAAATGAACCTGTGTTAAACAAAGGTCAAGGTGGTTCTGGTACTGTAGCTGAGAAGGCTATGTATTCTGCTAAGAATAAAATGAATCTTGCTAATTCTATAGCCAAAAAACTTAAAGACTCTGGTGATGAAGCTGGATTTAATAAGTGGCAGACTGAAGCTCAAACTTTCCGTAAAGAATTTGAAGATTTAAAGCTTGATAAAGGTTATGGTAGTAATTTGAGTAAATCTGCTAAAGGTCTAAATGCAAAACAGAGTGTTGACTTTGCTAAAACTGTTAGAGACGAAGACTATGCTCAAGAGGTTATTGCTAGAGATTCTACTATATCTGGTGCTGGTAATCGTGCTCATGGTGGTAAGATTATTTATAGGAAGGAAGGTAGTAAATATTATGAAAAAGATAACGATTTTGTAGCAAAGGATTTGTCTGACACTTTAAAAAAGAAGAATGACAAACTAAACCTTAAATTTGCTAATGCTTTACAGGAACTATCTAAGAGAGAGTCTTTAAAAGGTAATGATATAAACGCTGAAAATGTTATCGCTTTTGCTGGTAAGCATCCTGATTTAGGTGACATTATTATACCTTACATTCATAGAAATATGGACATTAGTTCACTGAAGTATAATCCTGACAGTGCTGATTCTGTTATTCTTTCTGAAGCAAAAAGAATCAATACTAGAAAATCTAAAGCTATTAGTGGTAAGACTGAAGAAGGTCTTTCTAAATTCTTAGATACTATCAACTCTGAGTTTAGTGATATAGGATATAATAAGTCTTATAAAATTGATGAGGTTAAAAAAGCTTCTAGACCTAAGAAGAAAAACTTAGATAGAGAAGAGAAACCTATATTCCCTAGCTGGAGTGAGATTAAGGCCATGGATTATGAAGAGTCTATGGCTAAATTGAATAAGATTAAAGCTGCTGAGGATTTTATCAAGACTGGTAATGTTGCTAGGTATTCTGACCATAGTAAATATGGAATAAATACTGGTTCTGAAGTTTTATCTAAGAAGCAACAAAAAGACTTAAAAGAGTATACTCCTATATATGAGTCTCTTGTTAATAAATTTGGTGCTGGTTCTGATGAGGTTAAGAACTTTGTTTCTGCTCTTGTTCATAAATCTGATAGAAATGTTGATATAGCAAAATCTGCTAAGGAGACTATTGTTAATTGGAACAATAAGATGAGAGGTCAGAAGTCTGGTCTTAGTACTGAAGGTAAATCTTTTAAAGTTACTGCGACTCAATCTAAGATGGATGCAAAGAACAATGCTGGTCAAAATGCTGCAGTTCTTACTGGTGATGATACCATTGCTGAATATGCATTTGCTATCACTGGTAACCCTGAGCTTAGAAGTGAGATTTTATCTGAGATGACTAAGATTAATCCTAAGTATAAAGAGTTTGATAATCTTAGAGAAGAAACTAAAAGAGCGTTTATGCTTAAAATGTATGGTTCAGGAGATAAAGGTCTTGTTGACGATTTATTAGATGACCCTGCATTAACTAGTTTCTTTAAGAATAATGATGCTGTTCAGTTTGTTCGTGATTATAACAATGCTGTTGGTTCTAAGTTTCCTCAACTTAAAAAGATGAGTGATGCTGCTTATAACCTTTATGACTCTTTACCTAATAAGACTACTGAACTTGAATTCAAAATTGGAGACAATGTTGTAAAATGGTCTGTTGAAGGTAAAGATTCTGTTAAGGTTGCTGATAGTCAAACTAGTAGAAATCCTATGCAGGTTGATACTAAGAATAGTGCTAAATCATTTTTAGATAGGTCTATACTTCCTAGAATTGTTCATGGTACTGAAGCTTATACTGTTGGTAGAATCAGAGAGAAATTTAATATTCAAACTACTCATGATTCACTTACTGTTCCTGAGCATTTAAAGAAAGATGTTGATGCTGAGTATCGTAAGATTATGAAGGAACTTGCCTCTGGTCAAATCATGCAAGATGGTAAATTAATTACTGTTCCTGAAGGAAATATCTACGAGCATATACTTCAACAAATTCATAAGAACGCTACTGGTCATTATAGAGATGAAGGATTTGGATATAAAGATAAACAAATTTCTGACAAGTCTATATTTGATGACAAGAGGAGAGAGTTTATTCCTAACGAGGTTACTAAAGGTGAAGTCTTAGAGACTAAAGCTAAAGGTGACTATACTGGTAAAGAGCTTGATGATTATGAATTCTTTAAAACTCATTTAGCTCGTGGTGATTGGAGAGACTCTGAGCATTTTAACATGATTCCTAAGATACTTGATGATGCTGCTACTAATAAGAATTGGAATGCGTCTAGAGACTATGAAGGTTCTACTGAATTTGAAAAGGCTTTTGCTAATGTTCTTAATGGTAAGCCTATCGATATTAAGCATCCCGATGAGTTTGCTTCTGATAAAAAGAAGGAACTATGGGACGAGAATGTTAAGAAATTAGAGATTGAAATTAGAGCTCAAGCTGAAGCTCATCCTAACTTCTCTGATAGATTAAAAGGCGAGAGAAAATACTTCGATAAAGATGGATTCCCTATTGCTAATACTATTAAGAATAGGAGACAGATTAGACAAGCTGTTGAAAATGACGCTGAATTGTATTCTAAAGGTAATGCATACTATTCTGAAATGACCTTTTCTGAGGTTAAGAAAAAAGCTGATTCTGGTCAAGCTAAGGTTGATTTAAATCAATATGAAAACGTTTTTCAAGACGAGATTGATGCTATGGCTACTAAAGCTAAAGTCCAAGGAAGAAGTATTATCAATGAAATGAAGAAAGTTGGAAAGCATCTTCATGATAGGTATTCTGCTTCTGAGGCTTATAAGCAGTATGAGAAAATTAGAGGTTATTCTAAGAATGCTGATAATTCTGGTGCCAAGCATAAAGAGGATTCTATCCGAATTATAGATTCAAAGTATAGTGAGGACGAACAGAGTGACTACCTTAATGGCGTTTTTAAGACTGATGCTAAGTCGATATATTCTGATATAAAGACTAAAGCTGAAGCTGATGCTTTTGTTGAGAAATATAGTGCTCTTTACAATAAATTGAAAGAAACTATCATTGATAGTGCCAGAGGTATAGGTAATAGAGGTGCTCAGATTGGGTACTATTTACCTAATGCTTTAGCAGTTGCTGCTAAGTATTCTAAAGATGGGATTGGTGCTGATGATATTCCTATTATAGATAAACTTATAACTATCGAAGCAATGAATCAAAACAAAGCATGGAAGTTCTATGCAGCTAATCATGGTTCTGAGAAAATGGACTATATGATAAATATAGCTCATTCTATTCAGAATCGTAGTGATAAGCAGTTTGTTGGCTCTGAGATGTCTCAAATGAAAGGATATATAGCTGAAGTTTATGACGGTGGTAAAGCTGCTGTTCTTAAGACTGATAAAGATGGTAAAGAGTACTACGAGGTTGGATACGATATTACTACCAAGACTGAATCTGGTGTTTTAGCTAGGGATTCAAAATCTTCTACTTCTGGTGAGTTTATTAGTGACAAAGCTAAGACTTACGAAGAAGCTATGAATGAATTAGGTGATTTACCTATTGAAGAATGGGCTAGAAGAAATGGGTATAAAGTTGTTGATAACGGTATCGTTAAGATTGCATCTAATGACACTAGAGTAAAGATGGGTAGAGTTGAAAAGCTTTCTGAGATAATCGGAGAGACTGAGGCTCAAATCATGAGAAGAGAGGCTGACAAATTAGTTTCTAATTTTGTCGCTAAACATAAAGATTCTTTTGATGGTGTTATTAGTTCTACTAAGAAAGATGGATTTACTGAGCTAACTAAGGAAGAGTTAAAAAGACTTCCTGAAGATTTAAGACCTATTGTTAAATATGTTAATAAAGACTTTTATGAGCAAATCATGGGTAGACAGCAATGGAGATTCGTTGACTTCTCTGAGTCTAAGCTTGGTACTAATGACTATGGTAGACTTCTTGATAAGATGGCTACAAGCTTTGTTTCTATGTTCAAGCACAAGAATGTTGTAACTAATACTTCTTCTTATAAGAATGGTATCTTTGTAAATATATTCAATGGACTAGTTCAAGGAATTGGTCCTAGCAAGCAATATAAGTTTGCTAAACAAGGTATAAAAGACATGAATGAGTATAATGAGCTTAGAATGAAATATAGCGAATTATCTCTTGAGAACAAAATTGACACTAAAGAAGGTAAAGCTCTAATTGAGAAGATAAAGAATAATAATGTTTCTAAACTTCTTACTGCTGGTTTATCTATCAATACTCTTGATGGTACTACATCTAAATCTAATTTATTAGCTTATATGATGAGTGATTTGACTGGTGGTAAAGCTGATAAACTTGGTAACGAGTTCTTCATGAATAGTGGCTCTAAAATTGGAGGTTTTGCTCAGAATGTTTTTAGTTCTATTGACTTTAGTGGTAGATATGCTTCTGTTATGCATAAGCTTGAAAAAGGCATTCCTCTTGAAGATGCTATTAGAGATACGAATAACCTATACGGTCAGCTTGATGATATGACCCCTGTAGTTATAGATGTTCTTGACAGATATGGTCTTGGTATTTTTGCTAACTGGGCTAGTTCTGTTCTTCCTGCTACTACAAAAATGGTAGTTGAGAATCCTGAAAGAGCTATTGCCGTTACTGTAAGTGCTATGGTTATTGCCGATTATTTCGACACAACCTTTGCTACTTCAAATCCTGTTGAATCTACTCTAGACTTTGCTGAAGGTACTGCTACTGGCGATGGTTACATTTGGGATAAAGGTTTTCGAACTTTTATGATTCCTGGTGTGTATAGAGACCTTTATGGTGAGGCTGAATATAGGCTTAGTGACAAGCCTGAGATTTTTAGAAGTCCATTATTATGGCAAAGAGAACCTGCCCCTTGGATTGACAAGGATGGAGAGGTTGTTGATTATAGAGGTATATCTAAGAAGATATACGACACTGCAAAAGAAAATTTAGGAGATTAATATGGTTGGTGGAATAGGAGCTAAATTAGCTCAAATTATGGCAAATTCAAAGGCTGGTATGAAAAGTGCTAGCGAAGGTGCTCAAAATGCTTTTAATTCAGCTAGAGCTGGAATAAATAATATGGCAGAAGATGCTGGACATTATGCAAAAGAAGGTATGGACTATGCTAGAGCTGGTGCTGTTGGTGCTGAACAAATGGGTAAAAAAAGTCTTGCTGGCATCACTGCTGCAGCAAAGGCCAATCCAATGGCTACTGGTGCAGCTATAGGTGGTCTTGGTGTTGCAATAGCAGATACTGAAGATGCCTTAAATAATGGTGCTTCTCCAGAAGAAGCTTTAAATATGATTGCTGAGATGTATGGACCTGATGTTGCAGCTCAAGTTGCACAAGAGTTTGGCGTAGGATATTAGTATGTCTAGGTCAACTTATGATTTTGAAATACCGAAAGACGGTGACTGGCATGAAGTAGGTGATAGTAGTAAGTGGACCACTCTTGAAGACCCTTACTACTATCTTTATGCTAATCCTAAAACTATTGTACATATGAGACTTGGTTATACGAAACCTACTTCTCAGTATGGGCATAGATTAACGCAATATGCAGTTGAGGAACAGAGTGTTATTTGGGTTAAAGTAGTTCAAACGATAACTACTGATACTGCTAGTATTTCCTCTCACACAATTATAGTAACGGAGTAGATTATGATAAACAATCTTCAACCTTTTATGCGACCTATTATCCAAAGCAATGGGTTAATTAGTGCTGGTGTAGAGACATATAATGACTTGCCTAGTGCAGTGGAAAATGATGGTAAATACTACATTGTTTACACTAACACTTCTCTTTCCAAGCTTATTGGTGGAGATAACTCAGGTGTATATCGGAGTAATGGTTCTACTTGGATAAAACTTAACGCTTTAGACAGGATTAGTTCTCTTTCTAAAGTTGATGACAGATTGGTATTTACAAATGAATTAGGTAACACGAATGAAATTTCTCTCGCTATTGATATTTTATGGAATGATATTGTTGTTGATGGTAGATATATACAAGACTTAGGTGGTGGCAAACACGAATATACAAAGAGTGGTGTTACATATTATAGGCTAGTTACATTAAGTCCATATAGCGATGTAATATATAGTGACATTGCTTGTACTAATGAAATAACAAGAAGAGGATAATATGAAACATTTAATTGCTATTACAGTAATAGCTTTTATGCTTGTCGGTTGTAACTCAGAGAGGGGTACTGATACCAACTTTGAACATGCGACTGATGAGAAGACTTATGTGTAGAAGATTACTAACACTGTCAATGAACATAGTAATGATTTGATTATTGAAACTATTGATGGTGATGTTAATCTCAGTATTAAAGATGGAGTTGGCATAGAGTCAATAAATAGAACACTTGGTGACGGTAGTGCTGGAACTACCGACGTCCATACTATTACGTTTACCGACGGTAATCAATCTACATTTAAAGTTACTCATGGCTCAGATGGTGTTAACGGCGTTAATGGTGTCAATGGTATTAATGGAAAAAAATGGAACTGACGGAACTGACGGGAAAAATGGTAAAGATGGTTCTAACGGTAGTGATGGTACTAATGGTGTTGGTATTCAATCCGTATCTCGCACAGATGGTGATGGGAGTGAAGGCACTACAGATGTTTATACTATGACAATGACGAATGGTACCACCACTGAATTCTCGGTGTGGAATGGTGCTAATGGTGACGAAGGAGAGTCTGCATATGATGTTGCAGTTAATAATGGCTTTGTCGGAACTGAAGCTGAATGGCTTCAATCTTTAAAGGGAGATGATATGGTTTTTGAAGAGAGCCTTGATGGTACTAAGACTTTCAATGTGAATA